GAAGATAACTTGTACGACAGCTTGTCTGCTCGCTACACCAAAGGTTTGGCTCGCGCAATGGCTTACACCAAGCAAGTCAAAGGCGCTTCTGTGTTGAACAACGGTTTCAGCTCTACCTACACTGGTGGCGATGGCGTGGCTTTGTTCAGCACTGCTCACCCCTTGGTCTCTGGTGGTACCAACAGCAACACACCCGCCACTCAAGCTGACTTGAACGAGACTTCTTTGGAAGCCGCCGTGATTCAAATCGCTGCTTGGACTGACGAACGTGGTCTGTTGATCGCCGCCAAACCCAAGAAATTGATCGTTCCTCCATCATTGATGTTCGTGGCTACTCGCCTGTTGGAAACTGAACTCCGCGTCGGTACCAACAACAACGACATCAACGCATTGAAGAACAACGGTGCGGTTCCTGAAGGTTATACAGTTAACCACTTCTTGACCGACCCCAATGCTTGGTTCTTGACAACTGACGTGCCCAACGGCTTGAAGCACTTCGTCCGTACTCCATTGCAAAACTCAATGGATGGTGATTTCGATACGGGTAACGTACGTTATAAATCACGCGAGCGCTACAGCTTTGGCTGGTCAGACCCCCTCGGTGTGTTTGGTTCTAGCGGTTCTTTCTAATAAAGAGAAACCAAAGTTCCAAGAGAAGGGCCCTTCGGGGCCCTTTTTATTTTTTCAAAATCTGTGGTAGCATTACCTGTAACTAAGTCACAGGAGAAGCAAATGGACACCACAAACTTACCCAAGTCCCGCGAGGAAGCAAAGAAAACTGACAGCAAATACTATTTCACTGGGCAACCTTGTAAGCACGGTCACATCGCACCGCGCAAAACCAAGGGGGCGTGCCTTGATTGCCTCAAAGCTGAATGGGCAAAAGGAAACGAAACCCGCGCAGAGTACTTCAGGCAGTACAACGCCCGGGAGGAAGTCAAAGACAAGAAAAATGAGTGGTATCTCAACAACCGTGAAAAAGTCATTGATGCGGCTGCAACCCGCCCAGTAGAGGTGAAACGCGAATACCGCAATACGTGGAAGAAAAATAATTTAGTGCAGGTACGTGCGGATACAAAAGCCCGCCGGCGCAAACACCGCCAAGCCACCCCGCCGTGGCTCACACGCACGCAAAAATCCGATATTCGTCAGCTTTATCAAGCAGCTATTACGTTGACAAAAACTACAGGAGAGCAGTACGTTGTGGACCACATCGTTCCACTGCGCTCAGAGGTTGTATGTGGGCTCCATGTTGTATGGAATCTGCGTGTCATTACCCAAGAAGAAAATTTAAAAAAGTCAAACTCTTTGCCGGAAGATTTTGAAGCCCTTGCGTTCCCTCCAAAATGATGTATAGTCACCATACGTCTGGGAACTCACCTGTACCGGACTGGCCCAGCAGACGATGCAACGATTGGTACAGGTACTTTTGCATAAGGACTTTTTGTCATGGCACGTTCTACCTTTGAAGGCCCCATTCTTGCGGGCGATTCTCGTTTTGGCCCTTTGCGTGACGTAGGTTACGCTCGCCTCTCCCAAGATTGCTACATTGACTTTGCTGCTACTGGCGGCAACGGCACAGCCGGCTATGCTGGCGCTTCCAGCCAATTTGTCAATGGCAACACAATCCCCAACGTCAACGCAAACGTTTACACCGCTGCCGGTGGTTCCACATACCCATCCGTGGTTGTGACTCCCACTGCGGACGCTACAACCGCCATTTACCGTGGCGTGGTGTTCTATTTGCCCGTTGGCGCTCAGATCGAATCCATCGTTGTGGACTACATCACTGCCATCACAATGGGCGGTTCCCCCACCTATTCAGCAGTCAACATCTTCGCTTCCAACGGCTTTGTGACTTCCAGCCCCACATACGCAACTGTTGCTTTGGGCACAACCACAACCGGTACCGCAGGCCGTCAAACTACCACCTACACAGGTGCAAACTTGGCCAACTTGTTGAGCACTACTGCTGATATTGCAACCGGCACATCCAGCCCATCGCAAATGTCGCAAGTGGTGTTCACTATTGCTATCGTGGGTACAGGCTTGTCAGCTCCAACAGCCGGCAAGTTCAACATTGCATGTAACTACATGCAGAACGACCCCAACATCGGTTCAACTACCGCTTACCCATACGGCAACTTTGATTGATTGGTGAGGGGCTTCGGCCCCTCTCTTTAACTTTTCTAAAGGAAATCAATCATGACAATGCAATATGACGTAAGAACGTCAAAGGTTCAAGGCGTTGGGTTTTTGTACGTTGGTCGCGTGCGCTTGAAGCAAGCAACGATTCTTGGCAGTGGTACCGCCGGGTATGTTGATTTCTTTGACACCGCAGTTGCGCCAACAGCCGCCACTTACGGACGTAGTGGCACCACAGTGACAGTTACTTCTACTGGACACGGCTTGCAAACCGGCGCAAAAGTTGGTATTGCTTACGTTGCCGCAAGCAACGTAGCGCCTGTATCGGGGAACTACACCATCACTGTAGTTGATGCAAATACCTTTACCATCACAGACTTGAACTCTGGCACGATTGCAACAAGTACGGTTTGCAACTACGTGGCAAATGGCGGTGCATGGGTTTTAGGTATCAACACCGGTACCAACTTGCAACCGTTTCAAGTGCTTATCCCCGGCGAAGGGATTTTGTGTCAAGCGGGCGTTTACGCAAACTCGTCAAACATCAACTCTACACAAATCGCGTATGGCTGATACCAAGCAAGTTGAGCTCGCGGGGCGCAAGGTTTTCATTGCGATTCCCACGTACGACGGAAAGCTGAACATTAAGACGGCGTTCAGCTTGGCTCAACTCATGCCTCTGGCGTTCAACCACGGTGTTGGTATTCAAATGAGCTACATGGCCGGTTGCTCCATCATCCCGATGGCTCGCAACTCTTTGGTCAGCGAGTTCATGAAAAGCGATTGCACCGAGATGTTGTTCATCGACTCTGATGTGGTTGTGCAGCCTGACGACGTGATGCGTTTGTTGGCTCAAAGCGGCAACAAAGATGTGGCTGCAGGGTTGTACCCCCGCCGCGCATCAGACAAATTCTTTTTCCTCGACATTCCCCGTGACGAGAACGGCGACATGATCTTTGACGGGTCTATGCTTAAAGTCAACCGCGTGGGTACCGGGTTCATGCTCATCAAGCGCTATGTGATTGAGAAGCTGATCGCTGACCACCCGGAATGGGAGTACGAGACACGCGAGAATGAGACTGCGTTTGCTGTGTTTGACTTTGCCTTGCGCAACAAAAAGTACACCGGTGAAGACTACTTGTTCTGCGATCGCGCACGCGAGGCAGGGTTTGAGTGCTGGGTGGACGCTGAGATCAGCCTGCCCCACATTGGCCAAGAAGAGTTCACCCGCGACTTTGTTGAAGACGTTATCAAACCTATGCTGGAAGATCAGCGTCAGGCAAAATTGAAGGTGGCATAACATGGCGAAGACACCAGCATGGCAACGCAAAGAAGGTCAGAACAAGAATGGCGGCTTGAACGCCAAAGGGCGGGCGTCCGCAAAGAAGGAGGGGATGAACTTAAAAGCTCCTCAGCCAGAAGGCGGGAAGCGAAAAGATTCGTTTTGTGCGCGGATGGAAGGGATGAAGAAGAAATTGACTTCGACCAAGACCGCGAAAGACCCCGACAGCCGGATTAACAAAAGCCTTCGGGCATGGAAGTGTTGATATGACACAAAATCACGAAACTGCAAAGCTGGCTGTAGATGCCCTGTCTGTTATGACGGTTGTGGGCACACTCATGGAGGTGTTGCCTGCAGTATCAGCGCTCTTGACTGTTATTTGGATGTGCATTCGTATATACGAGACAGACACGGTACAGGGTTTGTTAGGCAAAAAAGGTGGTACCAAAGATGCCGAGCACAAGTAAAAAACAGCACAACTTCATGGCCGCAGTCGCCAACAACCCAGAGTTCGCAAAGAAAGCTGGCGTGCCCCAATCTGTGGGAAAAGACTTTACACAAGCCGACAAAGGCATTAAATTCAAGGGCGGCGCGGAAACCCGCGCTGATCGACAAGTTGTTAACAAGCCGGAAACTCGTCATGGAGAATCGGCGCTTTTTAAAAAAGGTGGTTCTATGAAAGCAAAGAAAATGGCGAGCGGTGGTCAAACTACTGGCAAGCAACCTAGCCGTGAGAAAAACGGCTTGACTAAGGAAACTATGGGCAAGGTGCGCACCGCTGCTCCTAGCCGTGATGGTTTGGCCGAACGCGGCAAGACCAAAGGCAAAATGCCCAAAATGGCTGGCAACAGCATCGGTACCGGCGCGGCCAAAAAACGAGGCTAATCATGGCTACCAAATCGCAAATGAGCGATGCTGAAAAAGCAGCACGCCAAGAGCAGGCCGACCGTAAAGAGCAAGAGGCAAATACCAAAGCGTACGAAGCCTCACGCACTACCCCCTACAAAAAAGGCGGTAAGGTCAAAGCCAAACGCTATGACGATGGTGGTGAAGTTGATCCAGCGATCGAAGACGAAAGCGATCGCGGGTCGATGACCCCTGCACAGCAAGCGAATAGCAATGCGTCTACCCCCTCAAGTTTTGGTGCTGCGTTCAAAGCTGCACGCGCTGCGGGCAATGACACGTTTATGTTCAACGGCAAGAAGTACACGACTGAAATGGCGGGTTCAAAACCTACCGCAAGTAAATCTGCTTCTACCCCCTCCAAAGCATCGCCTGACGCTGGGTACAACAAAAACGCTTCGCCTTCCACACCGGCTGCAAAAGCATCGACAAAAGAGTTTGACCCTGTTGGCGATTACTTGAAGAAAAAGTTTTCCAACGATTCCGATTACAACCCACGTTTGGGTAAAACCGGTACAAAAGTTGAAAGTCAAGGTCGTACTCGTACCCCTGAGCGCTCTTCTGGTCGCCCCGGCTCCAGCGCCATGAAAAAAGGCGGCATGGCAAAATCTTCAGCATCTAGCCGTGGCGATGGCATCGCAATGCGCGGCAAAACGAAAGGACGTTACTTATGAAAACCGAACACCAAATGCACCATGAAGCCATGAAAAAGCACGAAGACGGTGGCCACAAACACCACAGCGGCGATTTTATGAAGCACAGTGCTGGCCATCAGTTCGAGCAGGACAAGGTCAAAACTTTGTGCAGCGGCGGAATGGCTAAACGCAAATGATGCCAAGTCGCGGTATGGGGGCAGTGCGCCCCTCCAAGATGCCAAGCGGTAAGCGTAAAGCCCGCCGCGACGACACCGACTTCACTGAGTACGCCAAAGGCGGAAAGGTGGGGTCGAACCGCAAAACCAAAGACGGCAAAACCCCGGCGGAACTCGCTCAATACCGAAGCAAATAATCATGGCTACACAACTCACTTCTGGAACGGCAGGATTTAATCTTCAACTGGTTGAACTGGTTGAGGAAGCGTTCGAACGCGCCGGCCGCGAGTTGCGTTCTGGCTATGACTTGAAGACCGCCCGCCGTAGCATGAACATCATGTTTGCGGAGTGGGCCAACCGTGGTATCAACATGTGGACGATTGACTCGGGCACCATCAATTTGGTGCAAGGGCAAAACACATACGCGCGTCCAAACGATACCGTTGATCTGCTTGAGCATGTCATCCGTACTCAGGCAAATCAGCAAGCAACTCAGGCCGACTTGACCATCACACGCATTAGTGTTTCTACCTATGCCACCCTCCCCAACAAACTGCAGCAAGCTCGTCCAATTCAGGTTTGGGTGCAAAGGCTGGATGGTCAGACGTTTTACACAGGCTACACCCTTGCAACTAGCATTGGTGCAGCCGATACCTCGATCACGTTGAGCAGCACGGCAAACTTGCCGAGCACTGGGTTCATCCAAATCGACAGTGAAACGATTGTCTATGGGTACATCTCAGGCAACACGCTGTACAACTGCTTCCGTGGTCAGAACAACACAACTGCTGCGGCGCACACCTCCGGCGCGACGGTGAACCAACAAAACCTGCCATGCGTGACCGTATGGCCAACTCCCGACAACTCTCAGCCCTATCAGTTCGTGTACTGGCGCTTGCGCCGTACGCAGGATGCCGGTGGCGGTGCCAATGTGATGGACGTTCCTTTCCGCTTCATCCCAGCTATGGCTGCGGGCTTGGCGTTCCACATCGCCAACAAGATTCCAGAAGGCGCTCCTAAGCTCGGTGTTCTCAAGCAACAGTATGACGAGGCATGGGAACTTGCCGCCTACGAAGATCACGAAAAAGCTGCGATTCGGTTTGTGCCGCGCCAGCAGTTCATTGGGAACACGATCTAAATGGGAAATAGGTTTGCATCCGGCAAATGGGCGATTGCTCAGTGCGACCGTTGTGATGGGCGTTACAAGCTCAAGCAGTTGCGCAGGGAGATCATCAAGACCAAAAACTACGAGTTGCTGGTCTGTCCCGAGTGCTGGGACCCCGATCAGCCGCAATTGCAACTGGGTATGTTCCCGGTTGATGACCCACAAGGTTTGAGAAACCCCCGCCCCGATCGCAGCTATATTGTGTCTGGGCTTAACGGGTTGCAAGTCGCTCAAGGTAACAGCCCTAGCCAATTGGCCCAAGGTACCAACGAAGGCGGCAGTCGTATTTTCCAATGGGGATGGAACCCTGTTGGGGGTTCGGAGTTTTATGATGCTGCCCTGACGCCAAATAACTTGGCTTTAGGCGTAAGTATTGGTACAGTTACAGTTCAAACGACGTAAGGAGTCGATCATGGCAAAAATGGAAAAACACGACGATGAAGCGCAAGACAAAAAGCTCTTCAACAAGCTGATTAAAAAGGAAGAGAAGAAGCTTGGTGTCAAAAAGATGGCCAAAGGTGGCGTGACCGGCAAAGCAATGCGTTCTGTCGGGCGTAATCTGGCGCGTGCGCACAATCAAAAACCCGGGAGCAAATGATGGCTAAAAACAACAAGCCCGCTTCTGCGTACGCAGCGCCCCACAAAATGGATGGCAAAAAGCTCTCCAAAGCCGATTTGGGTGTTGAGTATGAAACTGATCCAAACACAATGCCTGCCGATGAGTCAACCCCCGGTGGTATGCCCGCACGTCGTGTGAGCGTGGGTAATCGTACCCGCGAAGCAAAATCCACTGGTATCAAAATCCGTGGTACCGGCGCGGCGACTAAAGGCGTTATGGCACGAGGCCCGATGGCATGAACTACGCGCAACTTGTAACTGCTGTTACCGACTACACGGAGAACACTGTCCCGACCGTGGACATGAATACGTTCATCCGTCAAGCCGAGCAACGCATTTACAACACCATTCAATTTCCCTCACTGCGCAAGAACGTGGTGGGTGTGACTGCGAATGGGAACAAGTACGTAGCTACTCCCAGCGATTTTCTATCCGTGTACTCTCTGGCTGTCATTGAAAACTATGGCACTGCGAACGAGAACTACACCTACCTGTTGAACAAGGACGTTAACTTCATTCGTGAAGCCTATCCAAATTCGACTGACAAATCGCTTCCCTTGTACTACGCTTACTTCGGGCCGACTGTATCCAGCGGGACGATCTCCAACGAGCTGTCTTTGATTCTGGGCCCTACCCCCGATGCGGCGTACAACGTTGAGTTGCACTATTACTACTACCCAGCGAGCATTGTGCAGGGTAGTATTGCCAACTTGACTTTGACTTCTTTGGGGTCCGCGTTGACCGCAGGTACGTACTACAACGTTGCTTTAACAGGCGGTTCTGGGAATTCCGCTACTGCTACTATTACAGTTTCAGGTGGGATTGTTACCAATATCACAATCGTTGAGGGCGGCGCGTATTATGTGGCCGGGGATGTGGTGAGCGCTGCGGTTGCAGATATTGGCGGTACAGGGGTTACGTTCACCGCAACGGTGTCTACAGTTTCTAACCCTTCGGGCACAAGCTGGCTTGGCGACAACTACGATAGCGTGCTGCTCTATGGCACGCTGGTTGAAGCTTACACATACATGAAGGGTGAAACCGACATGATGACTTTGTACGATGCGAAGTACAAAGAAGCTCTTGCACAAGCAAAACGTTTGGGCGATGGTTTGGAGCGCGAAGACGCTTATCGCTCTGGCCAATACCGTCAACAGGTGACTTGATATGGCGTTTACAGGCAATTGGGCGTGTGACGCCTTCAAAACAGGCTTGATGAACGGGGTGTATAACTTCACCTCGGGCACGTTCTATATTGCTCTGTACACCAACGCAGCAACACTGAACCAAACCACCACCGCGTACACATCGATCGGTGAAACCTCTGGTGGCAACTACGTTGCGGGCGGACAGCTTCTGACCGTCACGCAGACTCCAACAACGGGTACCAACGGAGACACTGCCTATATTTCATTTGCCAACAGCTCATGGACTGGCCCTCTTACGGCACGCGGTGCGTTGATCTATTTGAACAATGGCACAACAAACCCCGCAGTTTGTGTATTGGACTTTGGGAATGACAAGGTCTCCAACTCCACATTCACCGTACAATTCCCTGCAGCGACAAACACGTCTGCGATCATTAGAATTGCGTAAGGAGCGAACATGGCACTTGTTAACACCACTCATGGCGAAATGGATGACTCTTTGTTGACCCGTAAAGACGGCGTGTACGAAGACGACAACGAAAAGACCACTTGGATCGAATACTGGCTGAACGATGAACTCGTCCACCGCTCAGTCCATGTTGAGCTCAAACAAAACGTATTGGCCGATGGTATGGCCGCAATGCTCGGTTAAGGGGTAAAAAATGGCAAACACACAAGCAATGACCACCGCGTTTAAAAGCGCGATCTTGAACGGTCAACACAATTTTGGTACCGCTCCCGTGCGTGCCAGCGGCGCGGCCGACACTTTCAAAGCCGCGTTGTACTACACGACTGCTTCACTGGGCGCGGGCACGACTGCCTACTCAGCTACTGGTGAAGTGTCGGGTACAAACTATTCTGCCGGCGGCGTTTCCGTGACCAACGGTGTAGCCCCCACAACAAGCGGAACAACTGCGTATTGGACTCCATCAGCGAGCATTGTGTACACCAACGTGACTATCAGTACTGCGTTTGACTCGGTGTTGATTTACAACTCAACGCAAAGCAACCAAGCGGTCAGCGTCCATACTTTTGGCGCTCAAACGATCACTGCTGGTAACTTCACGTTGACAATGCCAACAAACGCTGCTGGTACTGCGCTTATCCAAATCGCTTAATCAAACTAGGGGGACGCCATGTTTGGTTTAGCCCCGTTCGCGGGTGCTCCGTTTGCGAGCATCCCAAGCGCTGCTGGTGTTACTGTTGCCCTTACGGGCGTCTCAGGCACGGGGTCTGTTGGCTCCGTATCCCCCAATGTAACTGTCGCCATCTCTGGCGTTTCCGCCACGGGTTCCGTAGGCTCAGTTACTGCTGTTGTCTCCACTGCTGTTTCGGGTGTCTCTGGCACCGGCTCAGTTGGTTCAGTTTCGCCGAGCACCTCCGCTGCTCTCTCAGGCGTATCCGCTACAGGTTCTGTGGGCTCTGTAACGCAGAGTCAAGATTTTGCCCTCTCGGGTGTATCAGGCACTGGGTCGGTAGGCTCTGTCGCGCCGCAAGTTTCTGAACAACTGACCAACACCATCGGTACCGGTAACGTTGGTACCGCCACGGCGAGCACCACGGTGTCCCTCTCTGGGGTCTCCGCCACAGGCGCGGTTGGCTCCGTTGTTTCATCCACAGACATTTCCGGTGTTACAGGTACCGGCTCAGTCGGGTCTGTTTCTGCGGCCCCTACAGTCGCCCTCACGGGTGTTTCGGGTACCGGGTCTGTCGGGTCTGTCACCGCAAGTCAGGATGTTGCGCTCTCTGGAGTTTCTGCCACAGGCGCGGTGGGGTCTGTCACCGCAAACATCTCGATCGCGCTTTCGGGGGTCTCCGCCACAGGTTCGGTGGGCTCTGTTGCGGCGCAAGTATCCGAGCAGCTCACAAACACAGTTGGTACCGGTAATGTCGGTACCGCTACGGCCAACATCACAGTGGCCATCTCTGGGGTTTCTGCTGCTGGTTCTGTGGGGTCTGTTACGGCCGGCAAGTCTGCGGCGCTTACGGGGGTGTCTGCTACTGGGTCTGTTGGCACGATCGTGTTCAACGTCAATTCGGCGCTCACAGGGGTCTCTGCTACTGGGGCTGTGGGTTCGGTCATCTTCAACATCAATGCCGCGCTTGCAGGCGTCACGGGTACCGGTTCAGTTGGTTCTGTTGCAGCAGGTAAAGGTGTTGTTTTATCGGGGGTTTCCGCTTCCACCGCCGTGGGCACATTGCTCGCAGAACTTCGACTTGGCATAATTGGTAACACCGCCACCGGTTCAGTTGGAACCTTTGGGCTCTTATATTGGAGCGCAATTGACACTGGCGAGCTCGCCAACTGGGGGGTTATCAACAATCCAGAAACACCAAACTGGGCGACAATTGAAACGCCACAAAATACGTGGAACTCGATCAGTACCAACGAAGACGCGGGCTGGAGCACGGTAACGTCAACCGAAGACGCGCAGTGGGAATTGATTGATCTACAGGATACGTAAAGGAAGAAAATGGCACTTGTCTTAGCAGACCGCGTACAGCAGACGGGAACGGCGGTACTCACCACCAGCTTTCTCTTGTCTGGCTCTGTATCAGGCTATCAATCCTTTGCGGTGATTGGCAACACCAATACCACGTACTACACCGCGACAGATTCTTCAGGCAACTGGGAAGTGGGCATCGGTACGTACTCCACCACTGGCCCTACACTGACACGCACAACAGTCGTTGCTTCTAGTAACTCCGGCAGCGCAGTCACATTCTCTGGTACGGTCAACGTATTCGTGACCTACCCCGCTGAGAAATCGGTCAACTTGGACGCCAACGGTGTGGCGGTCATTGGTACAGGTTCAGCGCTTGGGGGCACCACAAACCCGATCGTTGCTGCAGTTGGGAGCTCCACCAACTACATTCAGCAATACATTTTCAACTCAAACAACGGCACAAGTTCATCGGCTGACTTGGTTGCATACCCCAACAACGGCACGGATTCGCACGGTTGGGTGGACATGGGGATTACATCCCTTGCGTATGCGGATACGACCTACACGGTGACAGGCCCCAACGAGGCATACTTGTTTGGTTCAGCGCCAAGCGGCTCCGGCACCTCGGGCAACTTGGTCTACGCCACGGATAACACTGGAACAACCAATTACCATCAGTTCTACGTAGGCGGGTTCACGCAAGCTAAGACCGCGTGGAAAATGCAAATTGACGCGACAGGTGTGAAAGCCCCAATGGTCAACGCTACAAACGGCATCATCTCAAACAGCCAAACTGTATCCGTGAACACCACGATTGCTTCCGGGGACAACGCCTTGTCTGCGGGGCCTGTTTCTGTAGCTACAGGTATTTCTGTAACCGTATCGACCGGCTCCATCTGGACGGTTGTGTAATAACCACTTAGAATGTAAAAAGCACAGGAGCACATCGTGTCATCTGCATACACCTCATTACTGCAATACGTCCTTCCTGCGACGGGCGAAGACCTCAACACTTGGGGCAATCTGATTAACACCTCCTTGACTCAGTTGGTGGAGGATTCCGTTGCGGGGTACGCAACACAGGATGTGACTTCCAGCGATTGGACACTCACAGTGCTCAATGGCGCTACAGACCAAGCGCGTATGGCCATCCTGATTGCCACGGGAACGCCCGGCACAACCCGCTATATCTACACCCCCAAACAAAGCAAAGTTTATGGGGTTGTCAACAATACAAACAGCGTAGTGCAATTATGCGGGGGGCCAAACAGCCCTACAACGGGTCTAGCCATCCAAGCAGGCCAAAGCGCGGTTTGCGGATGGGACAGCACTTCAGGGGATTTTGTATTCCTTGCAGGCAATACTGGCGCAGTGGGCGGCGGTAGCGATCAAATTTTCCTGTTGAATGGCCAGACGGTTACTACAAACTACACCGTACCGAGTGGGAAAAATGCGGGGTCTTTCGGCCCCGTATCTGTCAACAGTGGTGTTGTAGTCACACTTTCCACAGGCTCAACTTGGACAGTAGTTTAAGGAGAATAAATGTCACAAGCAAAAGTTCAAGGCGGCGCAAGCGGGACAGGTTCCGTTACGTTGCTCGCACCCAACACAAGCAGCACGCAGGTTTTAACGCTTCCTGACGCGACCGATACTTTGGTTGCAGCAGCGGCTGCGCAAACATTGACCAACAAAACATGGTCATCCCCCGCCAGCAGCACCATTTCTTCTGGCACCGCAGTTGCCTCAACTTCTGGCACATCGATTGATTTCACAAGTATCCCTTCTTGGGTGAAAAGAATCGTAGTTATGATGAACCAGATTTCAACCACAGGGACAAACTCCCCCCAAGTTCAGATTGGTAGTGGGTCTGTCAGCACATCAGGGTATCTTTCTACCTCCGTTGGCGGCGTTGTTGGAAACACAGTGAGTGGGAACGTATTTTCTTCAGGTTTTGTGCTTTACGGTTCTTCTGTAACAGCGGCATCTATCCAACAAGGCCATCTGGTATTGACTCTTTTTTCGGGCAATATTTGGACCGCCCAAGGTAGTTTTGCTATCACTTCGGGCACTATTGGCTCTTACACAATCAACGGGACAGTGACCTTGGGGGGCACTTTGGATCGGGTGCGCATCACAACCGTTGGCGGCACAGACACATTCGACGCCGGCTCAATCAACATCCAGTACGAATAAGGATCAACCATGACAGCAAAACTTGACGGCACCAATGGCCTGATTCAGCAGTACGATTATCAAACTCCATCGACGGGTTTCTCTTACACATTCGCTGCAGGCACCACAAACTTGGTGATGAACCCAGCGGGTACTCTGGCAACTGGAACAATTACCATGCCTGCGACTCCCGCAGATGGCATGACAGTCAGTATCAGCTCGACTCAACAAGTGACTGCAGTTACTGTGCAAGGAAATACAGGGCAGTCTTTGGTTGGCGCACCAGTACAGCTCATCCCGAACCAGCCACTTTCATTTGTCTACCGTTTAGCTAATACCACTTGGTACTCAATGGCTGGGGGTGCGGGCCGTGCATCTGATTTGGTGTCGGGTACAGTAGTTGCTTCAACCAGCGGAACTTCTATTGCCTTTACCGGTATTCCTTCTTGGGTGAAGCGAATTACTGTGATGTTTCAAGGTGTTAGTACTAGTGGAACTTCAAATATTTTAATCCAATTGGGCGCTGGAAGCGTACAAACAACAGGATATACAAGTGGTGCATGGACATCAAATACAACAAATGCAAATTCAACATCTGGATTT